CTTGGTCGGCTCCCGTGCTCATGTTCACGATGGTCTCGATGTCGCCAACGGTGTTGGCGGCAGCGTTGAAGATGCGACCGATGACTTGGCGTTCGCGCGAGCCGAGTGCCGGCCCCACGTTGGCGTCCTGCGGCCCTCCCGGAATCGGGACGACCGGCGGGTTCTCGGTGCTGGCCGGGATCGACGAGTCGAACGCTGGATTGATCATGTATCCGCTCGGCGCCTTGACGCCCGGCATCCCGGTCGGGCTGCCGCCACCGCTGGCCTGCTGGTAATCCGGATCGCCCGACTGCGTGTTGCGCAGCCCGGCGAGCGCTTGCTCTGACGCCACCTTGGCGGCGTCGAGCGGAGTCTGTTGCATCGGCACCGGAGCGCCAGGCGCCGCCGGTGCGCGTAGGTCAACGAATGCGCCGCCCAAGTCCTCGTACGGGCTCAGGACCTTGCCCTGCACGCCCTGGCCGGCGGCGAACTGTGCCATTGGGTCAGCAGTGGGGTCGGCCAGCGTGTTGCGGAAGCCCTGCTCTTGAACGTGCCCAACGCCCGACATGCCGGCGTTGAAGTCGCTGCCGAGCCCGCCGGCCACGACGGGGTCTAGAATCGAGGGGAGCCCGGCCTTTGCGCGCTCCGTCTTGAAGTTCTCAATTTCCCGAGCCTGCGACTCTTTCGCCACGTTGTCGAGTTGCCGCCCACGCGCTTGCAGCAGGGCGCTCTCCGTCTGCGCGGTACGCAGTCGGCCTTGCTCGTACGCACCTTCCCCGTCGATGCCGCCACCGAGGACTGATCCGAGTTTTTCCCAACCGGTAGGCATGACGGCTCCGTTATGCGTTCATCGCGAAGGAACCCGCCCGCGCGATGGGGGTGTCCATCATGCCAGCGAACTTGCCGGCGCTGCCGGCTATCGTCTTGGCGCCGCCGAGCGCGCCGCCCGCCATCGCTCCGCCCGCAGCCTGCATCGCGCCGCCGACGCCCTGCACCCAAGGGTTCGTACGAATGCCTTGGATGCGCAGCTGGTCAAGGAACTCCCGGGCTCGCGCGTCTCGTGCGATGCCGTCAATATCGCTGCCCATGCGGCCGATGCTCTGGCCTTCGCCCTGACGTTGCCGAGTCGGCGCGATGATGCGCGATAAGGTGTCCGCACGGTTGGAGCCGTAGTTAGCGATGTCGGCCTGCGATTGCTCGGTGTCCTGCTTGAACCGGTCGCTTGCACCGCCGATGTCGGCCGTGCCGCCTGCGGCGCCGGAGTTCGTGCGCAGCTGTGCCATGAACGCCTCGAAAGCCGCTTTGCGTTCTTCGTCCGGCCCGGAACCCTGCAACTGACCGAGTTCGTCGTTGATGCGGGAGTCAGCCTCTTTCTGCTTGCGCTGCTGATTCTTCATCAGCGTGGTGGCTTCTTCCTCTTGGCGCTTCGCCACGCGGTGCGTGTCGTACGCCTGCGCGCCTGCGCCAACGGCGGCGATCGCGGCCGGAACCCAGAGTGCTTCGGTGCCCATATTCTTCAGTTCCCGTAGGGGTTTTTAGCGCCGTAGACCGAGCCGTAGGCGTCAGTGATTCCGCGCCGGCGCTCCGCGGCTTCGCGCTGCGTCTTGTAGACTTGGGCCGTGTTGCCGAAGATGTCACCGAGCCCGCCGGCCAGCGCTTCGGTCTGCGCGCCGCTGGCGTTGTTCTGCATGGCCGCACCGGAGCGGCTTGCCGCCGTCGTGGTGTCCATGCCCGAACGCACCATGCTCAACAGGTTGAGGCGAGACTGTTCGTCTTGTCCCTTCAGCCCTTCGAACGCGCCCTGCGCCTTGTTCTCGGCGTCAAGCAACCCCTTGGTGTATTCCTCGCCGAGCGTCCGATTGGCGTCAACGCTGGCGCTGCCGCCGGTCAATCCGCTGCGCGCCATCGAGAACCGGAGGTTCCGATCGGCGACACCCTTTTGCTTGTTGGCGTCCGCGGTGTAGAAGTCGCGGATCGCGCTCAGGAATTGGTCGTACTGACCCTGGCGCGCGGGGTCGTCGAAGATCGAGTTGACCTTGTCCGTCCCGAGCTTGATGGTCATCTGCCGAGCGCGTTCGGCGTTCTCCGGGTTCCCGTAAATCTTGTCGGGATCGTAGACGAACGGCTTTTTCTTGCTCGAGCTGAAAAGACTGAGCGGATCGAGAAGTTTACTTGTCAGCTTTTTGCCGCCGATGCCGAGTGGGTTGGCGATGAAGCTGCCGCCCGGGGGGTTCGCCAGGAAGTCGTTGGTGGACTCAGACAGTGCCATTAGGAGGGCCTCAAGCGATAGAACATCACGGCATCCTCCCCGTTGACACCATACCCGTGCAGGTGCCCCTCGTCTATGAGCCCGATCGCCCCGTACCATCGGTGGGCGAGGTGCCGACTGGCGAGCGATACGCATTGTAGCCGATGCGCCCGGGTCTGCAACATCTCGTCCATGACGCGCTTCGCGCAGCGGGTGACGGGTCGCCAGTGGGCTTCCCACGCTGCCGGGGTGCTGACGGCCCAATCCTGCCACACACCAGGTCGTAGCTCGGTGAACCCCGCGGCAAAGATCGGGTGCCCGTCCGCGGCCACAACCCATTTCGGCCCCGGGCGTAGGCTCAGGCTCGCCGCGAGCATCTCGGGGTCGAAGCGCGCCCCGGTGAACGCCTCAAACTGATCTCGCTCGTCCTCCGGGAGCGCGAAGCAAATCTGTAGCAGTTCGGTGAGCCCCGCCCCTTCGTAGAGCCCGACCTTCACGAACCGGACCGCAGATCGTTGACGTAGAGGACGGCCGCCATCCACTCCCACGCCTGGTTGCCAGCGAAGGTCAGTCTCAAGTCGAAAGACGGTGCGGTGACGGGGATCGGCACCAGTCGGCCCGGGAGCGAGTCCGCATCCATATCGTACTCGGCCGTGCGCGCGGCCACGTCGCGCTGGTCGTAGCCAATGCTCACCGAGACCCCTTCCGGCGCCTCCGCTACGAGGTCGAAGCCGATGAACTGCTTCTCTACGCCGAGCGCACCAAAGTCCAAGTGCGGCCAGTGAACGATGCCGGTGAATTCGACCCCCTCGCCCTCGAAGTAGTCGTCAACGAGGTAGTCCTCAGACATCCGCCATATCTTGTGTTCAGCCGTACGCACGTACAGATCGTTGTTGAGCAACGTGATGTCTGTCAGCGCTTCGGGGAACAAGAAGCGACTCCACTTCCCGTTCTTCCCCTCGTTGAGCGACAGCACGAACACTTCGGGGCCGAACACAACCCAATACTGACCGAGCGCCGGCCAGAAGGCGGAGAACGGCTCGTACTCACGCTCGCGCAGCAGTGGCTGCACAAGGGCGTCGACCGGCTCCCCGCTTGAGCCCGCCTGGAGGTTGGTGCTGGCACCGGCAATGCTGATGTTGCGCACACCGACCGAGTTAAGGAAGATGAGGTCGTTTTGCAGCGGCTTCACGCAACGCGCTTCGGTCGAGCCGATTGGCGCGGCGTCGAGCAACGCCATGTTGGCCGGGTCCTGATCGACTTGCCACATCTGAAACCCGGCGGCATTGAACCCGACAAGGTTGCCGCGATACAGGCCGAGCGCGGCCACCGGGTTGGCGCCGTGGGTCTGCAACCCGAACGGGAGGTACCCGGCATCGTCGATAGTGGACCAGTCGAGCGGGTTCACCGTGGCGCTGTAGGCGATGATGTCATCGTCCCCCGCGAAGATTTTCGACGCGGCGATGGCAACCACTTTTGAATGCGGGCAACGATCGTCGATCACTCGACGAGACGCCGCGGTCCACACAATCGAGCCGTCGACAACCGACGAGCCGACTTCGGTTGGCCATTCAGGTTCCGTGAGCCCCGACTCGAGGAGTGGGAACGCTTCCCACTCAACCGACGAGCCGTACTGAGTGCCCCAGATCACGGTGCCGTCGTTGACGGTAGTGCTCGGGTCTGCCGGCCAATCCGGCTCGAGCGCGGCGCTGATGCCATCGCCGTCTTGCACCGCGGTGTAGATCAACGTCGTGAAGGCTGGGCGGAAGCTGTAATCCCACTTGAACTGGTCGATCCACACCGACTTGCCGCCCGACTCGTTCTGGAAGGCGGACGCCGCCAGGCGCACGTAGGCGGTGCTGGCCGGGGCCGTGGCGGTGACGGTTGAGCGCTTCCATTCGCCGTTCGACCCCTTCGTTATTTCGTTGCCGTCGTCGATCTTCAAGCTGACGAGCGACTCGTCGAGCCATTCGAGTTGCACCTTGGCTCCGGCGCCGCCGGCCGACGCGCCGCCCTGGTTCACCATCACCGAAGCCGTAATTACCTGCCCGGCTGCCGCCGGGACCGCAGCCGCGCTGTAGATGCGCGTGTATGTCTTCTCGGAGTTGACGCGCGTCTTGCCCATCATCCGCGCAGCGTATGTGCCGTCGAAGGTGTTCCCGTTACCCGGAACCTCGATAGTCCACTGAGCGCCTTTCGTCCAACCGGAGTCGCCAAGGTCGAACGAGCCGTTAACAGGCGGCGGCACTTCGACCGGCGGCACGGTAGAGCGGATCACCTGTGCGCCGGGGCTGTACGTCGTCAGTGGTTGCCATACGTCAGTCATGGTTCTTCCGCTCGATACGATTCGCGTCCGCCGCCAAGGTTGAAGTCTCCGCTCGTCAAACGATACCTATCGAACGGGTCCTCTGGCGTCGTGGTTGAGTCGGTGCCTGTCGTCGAGCCGCCCGGCGGTACGCTCGGGCTGTCGATCGTCTCGGTCTCGGCGATGCCGGTGTCAGTGCGTTCGATGACCGTGCCGCCCTTGAAGATCGGCCACGTCGGTTCGATCGACCCTGAGCGTGGGTTCGGCCCCTTCGTCTCGATGCACACGTAGTAGAAGCCGTTGGCCGTTGTCGGCTCGATCTCGCTCTGCGTGTACGCGGAGTCGGCTATGCCGTCATAGCGCGGTTCGTCCGGCTGCCACGGGGGCAACGGATCGCCTGCGCGCGATGCGCGGTAGAGCAAACCGTTCGGGTCTGTGGGCGCAACGAGGTCGCCGGCTTCGTACGTCGTTTCCGCCGCCCACGTCGTACCAGGTTGAAGCCAGAAGTGGTAGACGTCGTCAGTGACGAATTCCGCCACGATGTAAAGCCCGCCGAGGAAAGGCTCGGCGAAGTGGATCGTCTTGAGCGGTACGCCATCGGCGTACGGGTCGACCGCGTACCCCGAGTAGTAGTCGTAGTCGTAGTCGAAGTCCGGGTCCGGCGGGTCCGGGTGTACCAGGATGTTGAGCACGTAGCCTTCCGGCACGTCGACGTTCGTGTGGCAGAACGTGTGCAGTTCCCCACCGAACGCGCAGATGCCCCGCGTCAACGGATCGAGCGTGGCCGAGCGAAGCGACCCTGGGCGCACCTTGACGGTGCCTACCTCCGTGACGTACCCGTTCACCAAGTCGTACAGGTTGTCCGGCCGCGCCCCACCTTTGACGCGGAGTCGGTTGATGCCGCCCTTTATTGTCGTGAGCGGGAGTGAGCGCATCACTCCTCCAAGTCAACGAACAGCGGGCGCGTCGCGGCCGGCATCTGACGGGTGCCTGGGACGTATCGCGCATCGCCATGCGAGTCGGCGATGATGTCGCGCAGCATGGTCTGCGCTTCCTCGGCGATGTCTCTGCCGTCCGGCTGGCCGTAGTGGTTCTTCGCGTTGGCGAGCGCCCACAGAAACAGTAGCTCATGGTCGATCGTGCAGATGTCGTCATCTTCGGTGAACGGCAACAGTCCGAAGTGCCCTTTGACGTGAAGCGTGTACTCCTCGGCCGGCGCCGGGAACACTTCGATGTTCTGGCGGATGGCGTAGTGCGACGGCAGCCCTGGACGGTCGATACTGGTGAACCACGAAGCGTCAATGCCCCGAGTGAGGGGCAGCCAAGTGCCGTTCAAGTCCTCCACCCACACACCGGTGATACGATCGAAGTTGACCTTCTTGCCGCAATCGTCCTCGTTGGCGAGGATGCCGTAGAACCTTTCGTCGACGACCATCGTCCACGAATAAAACCGTTCGGTCTGAAGGGGGCGGTAGCGCCGATACAGGAACGCCTGGCCGCGGCGAAGGAAGTTGTCGAGCAACGCTGTCATGCCCGGCGGCGGGTTGTCTACCTGTGCCGCGTAGCCGAGGCGTATGAGCAAATCCCGCCGAAGGTCGGCGAGCGTCTCGCTGTAGTAGAACCCTGCGTCGCAGGCTGCGTTGTAGCTGACCATTGGCGAATCCTACCAGAAGCAAAAGAGGGCGGATCAGTTTACACCGATCCGCCCCCGGCAAGCCTACGCGCAGGAGGGGACACGTAGGCAAACGCTGGTCACTCCGAGATAGCCTCCGCCTCGTTCGCCGTCTCGGAGATGTCATCAAACAGTCCATCGAGCGGGTCGACGCTCGCGGCCGGCGCGGGCGCGGCTGCCGGAAGGTGCTTGCGAATCTCGGCGGCAATCCGCTCAACGCCGATCGCACCGAGTCCGTAGACGAGTGCCACGAACTCCTGTCCGCCGCCCTCTTTGTCGGTGCCGTACTTCGTCGCCATCCGGTCGTACTCAAAGCCGGGGTCCGGCAACGGGCGGCGCACTTCCGTGCTGCCGACGACCTTGGTGACGTCCTCGCCGTTGACCGCTGCCAGCACGGGCAACTCCCACGGAGCGATGACTTCATGGAACACGGTCGTTTCTGACCGGCCGACTTCGACGTTCAAATACTTGAGCATGGGGAAACCCTCCTGGGGTTGATTACGATCAGTTGCCCAGCAGCCAGATCGGGTCGGCCGCGGCGCTCGTACGGATGTACTGGTACGTCGGGGTGATCGTCTGGATCGAGCTTGCCAAGCCGGCTGCTGTCAGCGTGGCGAGGGTGACAGGCGAGGTGAACGCCGCATCGACCGAGCCCTGAATGACTCGCGACTCCGCCGACGTGTTGATTGCCACTACCGTGTAGTTCGGCAGGAACGGCGCGTCCTGAATGCTCAGGTCGATCGCCGTGTTGTTGACTTCGAGTGACTTCATCTTCGTATCTCCGAAAGGTGTCTGGGCCGGCTGCCCGGGGCTTCTCGGCCCCGGGCAGTGCGGATCAGTAGATCGACAGGACGGCGTGGGCGTTGCGCTTGCCGGTCGTCAGTGCGGCTTTGGACGTGAGCGCCCAATAGTGCACGTAGCGATCGTAAACGCGCGGCGGCTTGCGCGGGACCATCCAGTGATTCTTGATCGGGCGCAGCTTCAGGAACTTCGTGTTGATGAAGTAGCAGCGCTTGCCCCACTCAACTGACGGCGCATCGGCCGCGTCGAGCACGTCGAACACCGGGTCCCAGACCAACTCGACGCCCTTGAAGTACACACCGGAGACCGATGCGTCCAGAGCCGTCGCGCCCTTGCCCGACGTGTTGAGACGACGGTTGACCGTGTCGCTCGCGTCGTTGCGGTAGGCGTCCAGGAAGTCCGAACCGCACAGGATGAAGTCCGGCTGGTTGCCGCCGTAGCGGGTGCACTCGCGCCAGGCGATTTCCATCTTGTCGACGAGGTTGCCCGCCGCCGTGGTGGAAATGTTCAGGTTCGCGTAGTTCCTCCACCAGGCGTACGTGTTCTGGTTGAGCGCGCCGATCGTCGCCGACACCGTGGGGGTCGTCGAGATGAGCGAGTCCAGACCCGCGATGTCCGTGGCCGAGGCCGCGCCGCTGCGGTGGAGCATGAGGTCGAAGTTTTCCTCGAAGCCTATCTTCAGCGTTTCCATGTTCTCCGAGAGGAGATTGGTCAGCTGGACCTTCTCGGCGTCCGAGGGAACCGCATCGCGGTCGTCGGTCATCGAGATGCCGTTCTGGGTGAGTTCGTCCTCGTTCAAGCCGAAGCCGTCGTGGAAGCTTCCCCACGTGTACTTGGCCTGCTGCAAGGTGCGCTTACGGTTGTAAGCCACCGAACTGTCGCCGAAGTACGACTGGAAGTTCGAGTCGTTCTGGTAGCGAAGCTGCTCGGTCACGTACTGGAGGGAGCCCGCGTACGGGGTCTTGCCTGCGATCAGCTTCTTGAGAAGCGGGCGCTCGGTGTTGACCTGGTCGATCGGGTCGTTCTTGAGGAAGTAGTCGATCGCGGCTCGGCCGGCGTACGACAGCTGTTCTGCGTTAAAAGGCATGGGATTTCTCCGAAGCAAAAGGGATTTACCGTTTGCCAGGGAGCAACGAGCCCGTGGAACTTGTGCCGGGTGCGAGTCCGGTCCTCTTGCGAGTAGGGGTGATCCCCTCGGCGCAGTTGCTTGCAGGCGCGATCAGATCACAGAGTTAAGATTGTGTCAACAATCGGTAAGGCTCGAACACCGCCGGGATGACCGGCTCCGGCAGTTCTTCGCGCGGGTCGTAGGCGTAGAACACCGAGCGCATGAACCCGGCGGGCGCCCGTATCACCGCCCCCTCGAGCCGGAACCGCAGCCGGGACATGGACCCCTGCCAGTGGCCGTGCTTGCGGCCACCGCTCACGTTGGGCGTCGTCTTGTCGTGAAAGTACGTGCCTTCCGCCTGGTAGCAGTCGAAGCCCACCGGGATGATAGGCTTGCCCCCCATCAGCGCAGCCAGGCCGATTCCCATCTGCCCACCGTTGCCCTGCGTTTTCCAGTCGCGCATAACGATGTCTGCCCACTCATGGCGCGCAACGATCGGGTAGGCGCCGTACGCGCGGAGGATGGGCTCCATGCGTTGCTTCGTCTCCGAGTGGTGCTCGTCTTTGCACATGATGTAGTCGGGCGTCAATCCGAGCTTGAACCCGTGGTCGTTCGCAAAGATGTAGACCGGGTCGCCGTCAAGCGTCGCCAGCACGGCAGCGAGTTGCGACGGTGCACTCGGCCCGCCGCCTACCACGATGATAGGTTGGCCAAGGTGCTTCGCATACAACGTGTCAGCGGTAGTGCTCATTGATCCACGGTGAGCGGCTCGTCGCTTCCTTGTCCCATGGGTCAGGTTTGCCGGTGAAGAATACGATGCGCGCGTTTCGTGGCAGTACGGAAGGCGCGCTACTCGGGGCTGCATATCTCCTGCGCATACGGGTCCGCGGCACAATCTCCATGTACGAGTACACTCCATCCCGGTTGCTCCAATTCGGGAAGCGGCCGTCCAGAACGTAGTTTATCCAACCTTGATCTGAACCCCTGTGCCCCGCGCCGGTCGACAGCGCGGGAGACGTCTCCGGGTCGAACGCATCCCACACAACGTCAAGATGCCCCGCAGTCATCAAGAACAGCGAGCCACAAAACGGGATGCCCTTCAGGTGCGTGCGGAAACCGACAAACGGCTCGGTGCGATCGAAGATGGGTGAGAGGTCGTTGACGATCACCGCATCCAGGTCGATGCAGATGAAGCGCGGCCCGGCTATCTCTCCGAACTCCCTCGAGAACACTTTGAGCCTGCGGTAGCAGCTTGGCCCGTCAGGCCACGTCGGGTTGGGGACGTTCGCGTAGTCATGCCACAACGGCACCGCTTCTATCCGGGGGTCGAGCCCTACCGGGTCATCGGTGACGCACAGAAAGCGGTGGGGCTTGTTGTAGTGCCGCTCGACCATGTTCCGCATCACATTGACGTGGCGCGAGGTGAAGTGCGAGCGGTAGCCCTCGCGCGCTTTCCACTTGAACGTAACGACGCTGATCACGGGTGATAGCCGAGCGCGATCCGCGCATGGCGCTCCATCGTTGCGGTCACGAAACAGTGGCGAGGCTCCCCCGGATGCATTCTGTCAATCGCCGCTGCAATGCGGGCACAGAACACGTTTCGATGGGCGTTCCGGCCAAAAAATCCCGACAATGTCTCCCTTGGAAGCGCACCAAAGGGCCAAAGCAGAAGCGAGCACCACAACATATTCAGCGCGAGGCGCTGGGCTCGAGTCGCGTTCCACAAAATCATGCCCACACCCCGGCTTCGTATTCATCCAGCATCAGGTCCCACATCCCGGCCCACGTCCTGTCTGTCGGGCCGAAGAACTTCGCCTCCATGCAGTTGCCGGGGGAAGGCCAAGGCCATGCGAGGCTCGTCTCGAGTAGTTTGTATTCGCCGTTCGCATTCTGCAAGAAGTCAAACGCGCACCACTTCGTCCTGATCGCCTTCGCGATCAGTAAGGCGTCCACGGAGGCGGGGTGCGGCTCCACAAGTCCGTCGACGTTGCCGGTCTGTGCTTTCTGGGTGCCGGGTGCATTATGTCGAAGGAAGGTCGCTGTACAACGACCGATGACATTGACTCGTATGGTGGTGTCGTGGGGGATGAACTCTTGCAGCAGTGCGTATCCGCGTTGGGTTGATCGGACGACTCGCCCGCCAGGTCCTCCCGCGCAATGATCGACCGGTATGCCTCCCCCAAAAAGTTGCCGTACATGCTCGATTTGCTCCGCCTTGGTGTGCAGAATCCGCACGTTGTAGGAACTCGCGCCCACGTCTGCCTTCGACACAAGCGGGCCGTGATGATCGCGCACGAATACTAGCGCTGCGTCCTTCCGGTCAAAGCGCCACGTCTCCGGCATCCATTCCTTCATCAGCCAGAACTGCGCGCTCTTATCCTCGTACAGTTCTACTTGACGGAAGTCCTGCACCATCGTGAGGGCGTCCGCCATGTCGATGTAGTCGGCGTGGTTTTGCAGCAGCGTTTTAGGGTCCGCATGGGGGCGGATGAAGCCGAGCCCCTTGCGGTCGCGCGCCTCGTACCCGCGCGCAATGTGCTTCGTGTCGTAACCGCGCGCCTCGGCGGCGTCCATCATCGGGCGCCACCACACGTTGCGCTCGTCGAGCACAGTCAGTTGCTTGTCCATAGTCCCTCCCGAGGACGTGGGCTACCTTCGCGCGTCTCGAATGCCGAAGTCAATCGCCTCCGACAGTGACGCCGCGGCCGGGCGTTGCGCCCCTGCCGGGTTGCCTGCACGCAGCGGTTCACCGCCCCGCCGGCCGGCGGAGAACCCGTGGTGGCCGCTGCGGGCCGGGGGGCCGGCGCGGCAGGGGCGGGAACATTGTCGTAGGCTTCCTTGAACGCGGCTGCCCACTGTGAGGGGTGCATACGCTTGAGCGCGGCAGGGACCGTCTTGGCAAGCACACTGCACTTGTACTGGTAGTGCGGATCGCTTTTAAGCGAATTGCCGAGGTTCGTCAGCGCCTGACGACCTTGCGCTGCCGCGTCCGCCTGCTGGCGCTGCTGCGTTTGTGTCTCAGCGTTCTTCTGGTCGATCTGCACGTTACGGTTGATCGAAGCGCGAGCTGCGGCGAGTTCCATCGCGTGCTGGTGCGTGATGCGGCCTCCGCCGACCGCGTCGATCAGGTCCTGGTGGCCCTCGAGGAAATTCACGCCCGGGACCGGCTCACCGATCATTGTCGCAAGGGCTCGAATCTCGCCCTGCATGATCGCCAGGGCCGCTTTCTTGTCCTCGCGACTCGGGCTGTTGACCAGGCGCAAGTAGTCGAGCGATTGCTTGTACTGCACCGGTGTCGCACCGGTGTGCACGATCGCGTCGAGAATGTCATTGCGCTCCGAGGTCACGGTCTCGAGCTTCGCCGAGGTCTCTTTGACCATCGAAGCGAGCGTCGTGATGCGCTCCTTGGTTTCTTTCTTGAGCGCGTTCGGCAGCGGGTCATTTATCGGGTCGGGGACCTTGGCTTCGCCTTCAGGCTTCTTTCCATCCGCTGCCAGAGGTTTGCCGTCCTGTCCAAGCGCCACACCGTCAGTTCCCGGCGCAGCAACCGCAGTTGCGTTCGGATCGGCGTCGTCGGGTGCATCCACGACTGGACCAGAGCCTTCTCCGCTGCCCTCTCCGCCTTCGCCCGCTCCATCAGCGCTTGACGCTTCAAGCGCCCCGCTGTCTCCGCCAGTGTCCTGGTCATCGCCTTCTCCCGATGGCTCCGCACTCGCCGGCATCGCGCTCGGCGCGGCATCGGCAATACCTTGATTCACGGCAGCCGCAAGCGCGGCGTCATCTACTGGCATGGTTTCTCTCCTGTTACTGCGTCAATTCCGGCGGCACCAACTCTGGCGCCATCAATTCAGCTGGTACCATCGCATCACCCAGCGGTGGTGCAGATACGCCGCCCATATCCCCGCCCGGGGACATTGGGTCGGCGCCCGGCATGGGCGGGCCGGCACCGGGGACTCCCGGCACGCCCGGCATACCGGGCGGTATCTGCGGCATCTGCGGTATGAACCGTGAAACGTCACTCTCGTCACCCATCCGCTGCATGGTCTCTTTCACAAGTTCTGTCAGCGACTGCGCGAGGGGCAGATCGCCCATCAGCTGCGCTTGGTGAATCTTCATGATGTTCTCGGAGAGCAAGGGGAGGATGGTACCCCATGCATTCTTGTCGCCGGCCGACTTCGGCTTGCCGGTCGTGCCGGCTTCAATCTGAATCTCGACCATCGTTAGAAGGTCGTCGACGGCCATACCGTGCGGCCAGTAGGCGGAGGCTCCGGCAATGCGCGTCGCATCATCCCCGTCAAGTCCGCTGATAGCGAGTTCACCGGTGTAGTGCGCGAGGTCAGAGAGCATGGTCTCTAGCACGTCGCGGTCCGAGGTCGTGCGCGAAGCGAAACCGCTCTGCTGAATCTCTGCCTCGGTTGCCGTTTTCTCCGGGCTTGAGGACGACTGTAGCGCGTCCTGCACGCCGGACAGCTTCTCCATGTCGGCCGTGATCGGGCTAGTGTCGTAGAGCCGCATATCGCCAATGGCGATGGGTTTCTCGAGGAACGTGTCGCGCAGGCTGCGGTCGGAGGTCGGCTTGAGCCCTGTGAACTCTTGGTACGTGCTGTTCTGGATTTTCGTCACGTCCTCCGGCGTCAGGTTGCCGGCATCGAACATCACCCCGGGCGCTGCACGCTTGCGCGTCAGGCGCAGACTCGAGCGCGTCGAGCAATACTCGTCCTGGAGCTTCATCAGACGCCACGTAAGCGACTGCGGATGGCGCAGACCGTCGACGGGGTAGAAGGCGCTGCCGAAGTACGGGAAGAACCTCGTCGTCGGGTAGTCGGGCTGGTAAGGCTGCTTGGCCCATTTCTTCAAGCCGTCGACCATCGTGTGCACGTGACCCGTCTCGCGGTTCCACAACTCCACGATGCACGCGAACGCCGGCCCGTTGTCGCTCGCTGTCGAGCCGCGTTGGTCCGAGGAGACGTATTGATCAGCGTCGTCGGGGTTGGTCGAACCATCAGCGAAGCCCGTGAGCTTGGTCTTGTCGGAGAGGTTCGACAGTTCCTTGTTGGCGCGCTGGAAGTATTGCTTGATCTTCTTCGTGTCGGCCTTGCTGACCAACGGGAACATCTCGGGGAGCTTGCTGACGGGCCGGTAAATGCGATTGGCGATCCAGCCGGCGTTGACGTAGTCGGCGAGCGTTCGCACGTCGAGCGACACCTGGATGTCCTCGCTCGCGACGAAGTCAACGGCCAATGCTTTGCGCAACGCGACTTCGAGCCGATTCTGCACGCTGGCGAGCGTCTCGTTGTACTCAGCCGTCTTGGCATTGAGGTCCTCGAGCGACATCGTCTCGTTGTCCTCGGTGAGCGCGACCTGCTGGCCGTTTTCGTCGACGGTGACTTCCGCGCGCAGCGCTTCGAGCTTGCGCAGATTGGCGCGGGTGTCGTTCAGCTGCGTTTTCATCTCGGGGATGTTGGTCCCCTTGCACACAAGGATGACCTTGAGCCAACCGACGCCGTTGGTGAGAATCGAGCGCACCTGGTTGCGCACTTGATCCTTCAAGCGCGTCGTGGGCGCCTTCCATAGCGAGGAGACGACCAGTTCCATCGTCTTGGCGAAGTCATCTTCCTGTTTGGTGCCGCTGTTGTCGACGCGCGGTGCTTTCTTTACGCTCACATCCGGGTTACGGGCGTATAGAAAGCTTACGAGGATGTCGATAAACGCGCCGATCAGGTTGGCCGAGACCGCCCAATCGAGGTTGGCGGTGCCCGCGGCGTAGCGCCGGTCGACGCCGTACTGTGCGCGGGCTTCCTTGTCGAACTTGCGCGCCTGGTCGTACTCCTTCCACAGCGCCTTGACCGCATCTTCCTCGGCTTGCTCGACTCGCCGCTGCTCCTCGTCCTTCTCCGCCGTGTCGGCGGCGGCGATGCCCTCGTCGACTGCCTCAAGGGCTTCCGGGTCCACGGCGGGCACGTTCGGGTCATCGGGGAGAGAGGTTGCCATTATGCGTATCTCGGTTCCATCTTGGTGTCGTCCCCGTCCGACTCGACCCAGGCGCCGGTGAACGGCTTGGGGCCGTGGTTCAGGGCTTGAGCCTGTGGGCTGTGGGGCGCCATCATCGCATCGACGCCTCGGCCAATCAACCCGCAGACGTCCGCCGCGTCATCATACTTGCCGGCGGGGAACGCGCATAGCTGGTCGACCAGTCGGGTAGCCCACGGGCGCTTCAGTGGGAGGTAGACGAGTCCCGCGGCGGCCCGCGCCTGGAACGATGCGAGCTTCACTGCCTTGTTCTTGATCGACGTGAGCGGCTCGATGTCGACGTGCAGCGCCGGTTGGTGTTCGCGCATCGCCCGCGTCACCGCCGGGGAGATGGCGCTGTCGATCGGGCCGCCTTCGTGCCACCACCGGCGTGGGTGCCAGCGGTGGACGAGCGACACCATCGCGTCGATCGAGACGTCGGTCGTTTTCTGCCCGTTCCACCAATCGAGGAAGTAGAACGGCGCGGCCTTGATGATGCGATCGTCCACCGCTACCGAGACCGGCTTGCCCTCACCCAGGCCCACGATCCCGTGCTCGGTGAAGTCGCCCTTGTCCTCCTTGGTCGCGTAGTCGCTCGCCCCGTAGATCGTCAGTTGCTTGGGGCGCCCGCCCTGCGCGCCAGGCTCCACGTCCGGATCGTACCAGTTGAACCACTCGCGCTTGAACTCGAGGCCCTCGCCGGCGGAGGGGCGCTGCTGGAACAGCGCCGACCACGTGCGCGTCGCTCGAGGGTTGTGCTCCCACTGCGCCCAATGCTCCTGCGGGAACCATTCCGGCCAGAGATAGCCGCCGATGGGGCGGCCGAGCGGGTCGTCCAGATGCTCGGCCTTGGCCGGCAAGTTGATCACGTCCCACCACTGCCCGTCTCGGCAGAGGATGCGCCCCGACTGGCCCTTGTAGTCGTCCGGCAGGATGCGCCCGGCGAGGTCGGCCTCGTTCCACCGTGTCTGTACCAGGATCACCCAGCCGCCGGGCAGCAGTCGCGTCGTCGCGGCGTCGATGAACTCGCCCTCGATCTTGTCCTGGATAGTGACCGAGTCCGCCTCCTCTCTGTTCGCCACGGGGTCGTCAATGATGATGCCGTTGGCGCGGTTGCCGGTGATGCCGGCGAGGAGACCGGCCGCCATGAACTCCGAGCCGTTGCTGAGCGCCCACTGGTCGACCGCCTTCTGGTCCTTCGCCAGTACCGGGCGGTCTTTCCACACCGCCATGTGTTCCTGCTGCCGGCACAGCGCGCGTGCCTTGCGCGACTGCTTTGCCGCAATCTTAGTGGCGTAGCTCGCGATGATGATCCGATACCCTGGCGTGCGTGACAGCAGCCACGCCGGCGTCACCACCGAGGCGTAGCTCGACTTGGCCGAGCCCGGCGGGGCAAAGATCATCAGGCGCCCGCGCGGGCGGGAGACCGTGCGCTCGATCGCCTCGAGGATGACGCGATGGTGAAGCGCGAGGCTCGTCTCCACCGATTTGAACTGTTCGCTGTCCGGGTCAGGGTTGACCGGTGCACCCGGGATGTCGATGGACCGGGCGTATTCCACCAGAGAGTTGCGTGCGCGCTGCCGACGCAGTAACTCGAGCGCCGCGGAGCGTCGACTGATCGGCTCGGCGTCGAGGTCTATCAAGAGGTCGCGAGCCTGTAGAGCAATCGCGCCAGCAGGATGATGGCCGCGCAGAACGTGCCGGCGAGCATCGTTGCGTAGAACACCAACGCCAGGCCGATCATCGTCTCCGTCAGCTTTGAGCGCTTTGGGGGGATCACGCCTCGATCCCCGCTTGCCGCAAGAGCCCCGCTGCGTGAAGCGTGCGCCGGATCGCTACGCGGAGCGGGAAGCTACCACGACGCCCGAAGCGTGGCGGGTACCGGCGAGGCGGCGGGCAGCATGTGTAAAACCCCGGCTCACCAAGGCTCGGCGGCACGTAATGGGGCCCCTCTTGGGCGCACGCTGGACACAACGCCATTGTCAGTTTCTCCCTACTCCCAAGGCTCAGGGGTCGGAGTATCTTCAACTTTAATTTGACTTGCAATAGGCGCGTCGTTTTTGGGGGCGGGGGGCGTCATTTTGAGCGCTGAGGGC